CAGAAATGGCAATATATTTGGGAGAATTTCCAACATCAATTTTTGTTGGATTTTTATTTAGATTTGTTGTATCAATAACGCTTACTGTATTATTATCAGAATTTGCAACGTAAGCATTATTTTTAGAAATGGCAATAAAAGAGGGTTTTTTTCCAACCTTAATTATAGTTGGGGTTTTTTTTAGATCTGTTGTATCAATAACGCTTACTGTACCATCATCAGAATTTGAAACGTAAGCATACTTTCCAGAAATGGCAATGCAATTGGGACTATTTCCAACTTCAATTATTGCTGTTATTTTATTTGTTTTTGTATCAATAACGCTTACTGTACCATCATGAGAATTTGCAACGTAAGCATAATTTCCAGAAATGGCAATAAAAGTGGGACCATTTCCAACAGCAATTTTTTTGCCGCGGTTTAAAACTATAAAAGCCGCTATTCCAACAAGTCCTAAAATAAGAAGAGATGCGATTTTTCCCATTATAATTAATACGAATAAATAAATTTTTTAAAAAATAATATTTTATATTTAACCCAAAACGCATTCAAATTTATAATTCATAACTTTTAGATTTTTCTTGAATGGATTTTTTTATGATTTCATTTATTTTGGCTTCTAAATAAGAAACCTTTGTTGTCAATTGTGTATTTTCTTGCATCAATGAGTGTATTATTTGAGTTTGTTCTGATAATTTTTTCTCATATGCCGTCGCCAATTCTATTGGATTGGCATTCATTATATTTCTTTGTTGTTGTTGTTGTTGTTGTTGCTGCTGTTGTTGCATCATCTTTTGATGATTCTCAATTGCCTCTTCACGCTTCTTTTTAAGTTCCAGCATTTGCTGATGAACTTCTGGTTTATGTTCAGGTCTTCCTGGTTCATACAAGGCAAGCGCGCCATCAATTGATCTCATAAAAAACTCTTTAACATCCGGTTCCTTTACAAAATCATCTACAGTTTTTTCAGAAAGTGTTACATACGGATTTGGATTTTCCAACATTGTTTTCTTGTCAAATGAATTATGTACGTGAGAAAAAACCAGAATAGACTTCATAGAATCCAGCTGAACAAAAGGTATAGTGTATCCTTTCAAAAACGCTTTTTCCTCTGCAAGAGCAGCATTATCGTCGTACTTTGTTTGTTTTAACAATTCCTTACGAAAAGCAAAAGTAGCTGCGGTGGAATGATTGGGTCCATATGGTCCAAACTTATACATCTTGTGAATGTGCTTAAAATAAATATACATTTCGCTTGAACCAGCGCAAAGTGCTTGCGGATTTTTTTGCAGTGTGTCCACAGCGTGCGACACTCTGTCCGGCGGATAATAGTCATCGTCATCCATATAAACAAGTATATCACCCTTTGCCTTTTCGTGCATTAAATTTCGCTTTTTACCTAGATTCATTTTTGTATCGTATTTAAAATATTTTACTTGAGGTATATGCGACACCAAATCTTCAATCTTGTCCGTGCCGTCATCAATAATAATCCACTCCATTCTATCCTTTGGATATGTCTGATTTTCAAAACATTTTATAATAATAGGATAAAATGGTCGTCTATTAAATGTTGGCGTACATATGCTAACAAATGGAAACTTTTCTAATTTATCTTCTTTATTAATTTTACTCATGAACCCTATTTAAAATATAATATAAGAGTTTTTTATATTACATTCAAAAGCTTAACTTTATTTTACATCATTGGCAATTTGTTTTATTTACTTTTCTTTTTTGAACCCCCAAATAAATTCTCTATTTTTTGCAATAAGTTGGGTTCGTCTTTAACCATTTCTGTTGGCTTGCAAAATTTTTCAGTTTGTGCATAGTCTCCTAATCCAAACGTGGAATGATCCACGCCTTTGGGAGTATATGGTTGATAAATGCTTGTAAAGAAATAGAGTAATATACACGCAACAATGAATACAAATGCAGTATATCCACCAAACTTTCCATTGGCACTAATAATAATATTTAATGACATAAGAATCATGATTATGCTCATCTTAAATTTCAATACATTTTTAATGGTTTCTCCAAGTCCGTACGATTTGCCTGTGATTGCATTCTTTGACTTCATAAACAACGGAAAAAGTATGCAAAAGGTAGACACCAAAAAAGATGCAATGGGTATAATAAGCCCCATTCCAACCAAAAAGAACGCAATAATAAACAAGAATATGTAGAATATAGACCAGTACCACGTTAATATTCCCCACATATCACCAGACTTCCACGTTGTTGAATTTGCAGTTTCTGTTTTTTCGCTAAACAATAAATGAATGTTATAAAACCACAAAAAGATCAAATAAAACGTGTCTATAACTCCAGTTAAAATATATGTAAAAAAACCTAAGAATGGTCCCAGAATAACAATTAATGTTTCAGGAACAAATGCATTTATAAAATTATAGATTGTGTTAATTATGTTAAAATTGCATGAAATAACCTCTTGCAATGTTTTTGCAATATACAGTTTAAAAACGCTAGTTTTAGGACCATTGATCATATCCTTTAATGCACCTAGAGTCTTTTCAATTGTTTTTAAATTTTCTTCTAGAGGAAATTTTAATTTAGTTGACCAATTGCCTTTGTCAGTTTTAACAACGTTAATGTCTACTGGAATTTCTTTAATATGTGGAGCAACGTCTGTGTAAGGAGCAAACGCTAAACAAGTTGGTAGTATATTGCTTTGCGCGACTTTTCCTGTATATAAATATAAAGAACCTAGCAACACTATAATACCTAAAGTGATTAATTGATTAAAAACGCTGAGAGAAAAATCCAACAGCGCATTTTTTGCGTTTTCACTTTTATTTTTTTTATCATCTATAGCCGATGTATCTGACATAACTATAATAAAACAATATAATATTTTATTAATTATATTGTTTTGCATCAATTTTGGAGTTACTGTTATTGAATTAAGTTGAACCTTTGTTATATAATAATCGCATTTGTTAAATTAGCTCAATTTAGATTTGCAGATAATAAATTTACTTTGCACAAATTTTAACAAAGAAAAATGCACATCTTAAATCTGAACCACTTGAATGTGCAAAGGTGTAAAACACCGCGTATAAGTTATTCTAAAGCTTTATTTGCGCCCAACAAAGCACCTACTACACATGAAATTGGAACAATCACCTTTGTGTGAGTTTGAGGAGGCTGACTTTCGTCCCAAGGATTTTGACCTTTTACTCTCGTAATTACCATTGAAACACCAAGCCCAATAAACAACCCACCAGTTGCACCTCCAACTGTGTAAGGAATAAATTTGATAAACCTATACATTATTATGATATTTTATTATATTTTTTACAGACAAAATTATTATTGATATTGTTTCATTTTAGTGCCTAATTCAACTTGGATGATGCAATTAAATAATTGCATTATATTTATAAAAAATTATATGCAATCTGATTATATAATAATATCTTTTTATCTAACCAAAATATATAATGAGCAAACTATATTTAATAATTTGGTCCTTTATTCTTTTTTTTTTAACTATTTATATTTTTAACTGGGGAGACTATTTAATAAAAAATGGATATATTGTTGAGAAATTCACTTCATTAGGACCCATTATTGACAACGGAGGTCCTTCCACAAATCACACTGTGAGTTTGCCTTTAACAACAACAGTTTCTTGTCAGAATATGTGCGGCCCCAATAATAGATGTTCATTAACAGGCGAACAATGCAGTTCTGATATTGATTGTTTTGGTTGCAATACACACACAAAGCAATTTGCTCCAGAAAATAGTCAATTTATTTCAAATATTCGTGGAGATAATGATGCAGGAAAATTGACCACAGAACAAACTCCAACTTACTCTGCTCTAACAACTGACATTGGCACACAAGCTAAATTGGTTAATAAACCAGACACGCCTCCACCAGGATATTTTAAAGGCGTTGATACTTGGAGAAAAACTTTTGACGAAGGTAAAGAATTGTTTGATAGACGTTATAGCCCATCAGCGCAATCATTTATGCCAAATTATCCAAAACGACCAACGTTAAGTGGAGAATTTGAAGACGATGGACCATTGGCCGCCAATGCGTTTCTTTAAGTTGGTGAAAAGCATTTATTTTATTTGCAATATTTTTATTATACAAATATTGCATAATGGGAAAGTTAAAAGCTTATGCTTCTGCAGTTGAAAAAAGTCCTATAACACCTCTTGTTTTAAGTTTAGTTGTAGGTGGCGTGTTAGGAGTTGCAATAGACAAACATTTTAATAAGTGTATTTGTGAACCAAATAGAAATTTTGAATTTAAACCTGCTGTTGTATCTAGTAATAATAATAACGACAACGGAAAGATATTTTTTACAGAAGAAAAAATTGACTGGAGGAGTTTTGAAGGTAAGAATTATGATAATGGGAATTTTGAAAATAAGACAATAAAGAATAGTAATTTTATAAAATGTACGTTTAAAAATGCAAATTTTAAATCTGCAAAAATTGGTGAAAATTTAACTTTAGACGGTTCAAAATTTACAAATGCTGATTTTACTGATGCAAAATTTAAAAAGACAAATTTATCGTTTTTGGATTTAATAAATACAACTTTAACAAATGCGACATTTAAAACAGTGAATTTAGAAGGTGCACATTTAGAAGGTGCGAATTTACAAGATGCTATAATTACAGATTCGGATTTAACAAATGCGTGGTTAAAAGGTGCGAATTTATCAGGTACTAATTTATCAGGTACTGATTTATCAGGTACTGATTTATTAAACGCAATAATAACAAAAACAACTAATGTTACAAATGCAACAATATCAGAAAATGTAAAATATCGTTTTTCATCATGCGTTGGTTACAATACTATTAAAATTAGTGAACGATAATAAATAAATTATATTATTGTATATTATGAAGTTGCTATACAATAATACAGAAATAATAAATGCTGCTTATCTAACGCCATTGCAGAGTCAATTTGAACCTAAAATAGAATATAATGCAAATCCAAATACATTATACACATTGATTATGCACGATCCTGATGCTGTCGTTGGAAATTATTTGCATTGGGTTGTAATCAATATACCAGGCAACAATGTGCAAGGTGGCCAACAATTGCTTAATTATAAAGGCCCAGCTCCGCCTAAAGGAAGTGGGATTCACCGTTATATATTTTTGGTTTTTGAACAGGCCGAGAGAATAAACACCCAAAATATCTCAGAATCTAAACGAGCAATGTCTCTAGATTCTTTGTATGGCTTGTTGAATGCTGAATTGCATTTAAATTCTAGCTTATATTTTACAAGCGAACATGAAAAAAACGGCGGAAGAAAGCGCAAAAGAAACAATAAATCAGTTACAACAAAAAAGAGAAGGCTGCGCCAAAAAAAAAGCACTAGAAATCGTTGATTTATTTCTTATCAATTACGACTTCCTTTGCAATATTGCGAATTATTTTATAGCACTTTTTATTATCATCCTCCGATGTTGAACCTCCCATAGCTTCTAATAATATATGTTGATATTCCATATGCTTCTTGGTTTCTATGTCTTCTGAACTTGGATTTTCTTTTACCCAAATTGGGATCTGCTTGATATTCTTATTTTCAATACCCTTTATTGCTTGTTTAATTTTAATATTTTCGCCGTTTTCCTTTTCCCAAGCGTCCTTGTCTTTCACATATAAAGTTTCTCTCTTCAAGTCGCTGCAATGAATAGGTCTTTTGAATACATCTAGTTCGTGCAAGTTCCTCAAAAATATTTTACTCATCCCCTCTACATATCCAATGCGTCCAATCATATCAAGGTCCGACAATTGCAGTTTGATTTGATTCACAAAATCCATCAAATTAAGAGCATCTTTGCATTGTTCATTCAAAAAGAATTGCAAATTAAACTGATTATTATTGTTTGTAGTATTATTTATAACAGTGTTCTTCTCTTTTGCGAGTTCTATTATTTGCTTATTCTGCTCAATAATGAGGTCTTTGAATTCCTTATTTTGTTTAAGTAGCTCAACAATTATATTATTTGAGGGTTGTTCAGATTCTGTTGGGGGGAAGGCGGCGCTTTCGCATTTTTTCTTATGAGACCATAATCCTTGACGATGTTTATATTCCTTACCACATTCGCATATAAATTTCTCGGCGTTTTTTGGCGTAATTTTGTCATTATTTGTCATTCGTTTGTCATTCTTCTTGTGTTTCAGTGTCAAGTTGTGCCTATCCCAATCACTTTTCTTAGAGCATTTAAAGTGACAACATTGACAATAAAAATTTTCGGCGTTTTTTGGCGTAAAATTGTCATTCATTTGTCCTATATTTAGAGGACAGAAAAAACGCCTAAATCCTTTTCCCCAAAAATATATAAAAATTAGCGTAACAAATTTTTCCGACTTTTTAAACTTTTTTACACCATTTTGCTCACAATGGCGGAATTTTGACCCCTTTTTCATAAAATATCGGCGCTTTTGAAAATTGGACATTTTTTTTGTCCATTTTTGATTTTTGGAAACACTTTTGACCCCTTGTTTTTATCAATATTTCGCCCAGACTGAGAATATAAAATCAAAATAATATATTCTGATTTTATTACCTATTTCAATGCGCCGATGTAAGCAAAATCCTTCAGCTTAATGCGTAACTGATTAATTAAGCTCATTTTGCTGTCTGTGACGAACTGACACGACAAAATTACTCGGTGTTGATTTGCGCAAAGCTTGGATGCTCTGTGATATAAATAATTTCCTTCAAAACAAAGGCCGTTTTCATTTAAATCCAGACTGACCACTTCATTTTTATTATTTTTGAATTCAAACTTAGTGCATGTAAGGTCTGTGGTAATCGGAATCAAAACCGTGAAAAATCGGCCATCATAATAATTGTAATCGTAGTGCCAGTTTATCCAGTCTCCTTCCTTTTCGTAAATCAATAGAACACACGACGTTGGGAACGATAAATCGGTTGGATATACTTTAAATCCGAGAAGATTGGAAATTTTATCGCGTAGTTCATTTTGATAGAAGGGTATAATGCTTTCAGAGTGTTTTACTATTTGGTTTGTTGGTATTGTAACGCCGGCTTTATTTGGAAGCGCACAATTTGCAATGTTTTCGGCAAAAGACGTTATTTCAACGCGTTTTTGAATGGATTTATTTTGTAACATTGTTTGAATTTCATTCATTGCATTATTTGATAGTTGTATTGGAAATTCCTTGTAAAGACAGAATTTTTTATTGCATTCGTATTTTTTATCTAATTGGCAAGAACCTGAATTATATGCGTATACAATAGATGCTGCAAGAATAACAAGTATTATTGCTATTAAATATAAAAAATATTTTGCATATTTTATACTATAGGACAATTTTTTCATCTATAGTATAAAACAATATAAAAATAATGCAGGAATAAACAGCCGAATTATGTTGCATACATAAGCCCACAATTTCCACCAATAAAAGAAACTACATTTAATCTTTCTTCATACACAAAAAGATCAAAATTATAGTCATAAATTCGCCACGTAGGTTTGTTTATACCAATAATGTTTCCGGTTTGTGGATCACAAATGGCCAAGGATTGTGCGAATGGATCTAACGTGGGTATAATTGTATTAAATTCAAGTTCAATTGTAGTAAAACGACTCATATTTATTGCTCCGGATGGCTGCAAATCAAATGGTCCATTATTCAAACAATAATTATAGCAATAAACCCCATTATTTGCGTTTCCGCTTGTTCTTATCCACTTTTCAATATAGTTGAAAACGCCGCTTGGTTGCGAGTTTTCCCTATATGATCCATCCAACAATATAGCCATATTAACTAAAATTCCATTTGCATTTGCATTATGAGAACCTCCAGTAATAAACCATCCAGTTAATTGGCCGCTTGGATTCACACCAGGACCAATGTCAACAGTAGTTTGAGTTCCATCTGGATTAGTTCTATTAATCTGAAATGTACCGGTTGTTGGCGCAGGCACTATATCATATGGCAAATAATTATATGGCCAGTTACTATAATTTGTCCATTCATTTCGCAAATTAACATCACTTCTTTTGAATAAAAACATCATGCTAGAAACCATTCCATTTGAGTCTAATTGAACTTTATTTGGACCAGTTACGTTGTAAAATATTTGTTGTCGCACTTGTTTAAATAAATACGTTTGTTCCTGAAGAGCAAATAATCTGGATTCCTCATTAGATAGAAAACAATAAGTGCAATTTAAGTGAATGTCAGCATTCCACAAAGTTCTTTTATCCGTGTAAGAATTTAATCCTAGCTCAACGTCAGGAGGAGTCTGTAAGAATCTATAAAACTGCATATACCATAAATTAAAATTTGGAGATACATAAGGATAATTGTTTGCGATATCGTATACATCGCGAATGCGATATAATTCTTGAATTGGCCTCATTGTTACATTAATGTGTAATTCATTATATTGCAAAGAAATCAATGGAAATGCCATTTGGGATTTAAAATTAAACCAACTGTTTATTGGGATGTACAACGTTCTTCCACTAATAGATGGTCCTGCGCCATTTGGATTATAATAAGCATTTGGATATGAGTTAATGCGCGCGCCAGAATTTGCAGGATCATTAAATAATGCAATATTTCCAGTCATTTCATCAAATAATTTATTTTTTTCTCCGCTTAAATCGCGATCAACCATAAGTTTCAAATATTCCCCAGAAAATTCTTGTAAAGTTTGATTTCCGCAGGTAATAGTAATCCGTGAAATCATCATAGCGCCCAGTGATTCAATCCATTTGAACTCATATGGAACCCATTGACCGCTGTTATAAAGTTCAGATTCTTGGTCTGTATTTGGAGGCATAATAGGACTCCAAATGTTTGGCAAATCAACGCTTAAATAACAATCCATTAAAAGGTCTGCATATCTGGGTATTTTAAATGTAAAGTTAGATTCTTCTGCTAAACGGAGTGTTTTGGCTCCTTCAAAATCAACGCGAAATTTTTGCATTCCAAAGTTTGTGTAACGTGCATAGGTTGCTTTAAAAAAAGTTTTTGAAGGGTTTCCATTTAATATGATATTTTGTTGTCCTTCGCTGACTAATTGCATTAATCCACCGGCCATCTTTTAGATATAATATACAAATAATTTATATTTAACTTTTTTGATTAATATTAATTATATTTTAAAATTAGTATTATAATATAGTAGGACGATGGAAACTACGAATAAAACTATGAATATGATGGCAAATCTTAAGGAGAATTACGCTGCTTATATGTTATTAAGCATGATTATAATTGTTATTATTGCCGCTTTGTGGTATTATTACTATATGAGAAACTTGGTGAATCGTGAATGTAATAATATGAACACATTTTTTTCTTCATTGAATGGTTCATTAAAGTCATTAAATTCAAGAGACCCAAATTGTGGGTATACTTTAAAAGATTATTATATTAAAACTGCATACAATTGCTGCAGTCCAGGAACTTTCAAAAATGATTATGTTTCAACGTGCGCATTGAAAGATGTTCTGAAGCAAGGCGTTCGTGGTTTGGATTTTGAAATATTTTCAATAGATGACCAACCAGTTGTTGCGACATCTACAGTTGATAATAATCATATTAAGGAAACTTATAATGTTGTTGCCTTTTCTGAAGTTATGAATATCGTTACAAACTACGCATTTGCTTCAAGTGGCGCGCCAAATCCCCAAGACCCAATTATTTTTCACTTTAGATTTAAGAGCGCAAACCAGAAAATGTATCAGAACTTGGCTAATTTATTTAAGAGCCACGATTCATTCTTTTTAGGACCGGCTTCAAGCTTTGAGCAGAATGGAAAGAACTTTGGCAATACAAAATTGATGGATTTAGTGGGAAAAATAGTTGTAATTGTTGACAAGTCAAACAATTCTTTCATGGACACCGAGGATTTTTACGAATATGTTAATTTGACAAGTAATTCTATATTTATGCGCGCGTTGCATTATTATGATGTAAAAAATACGCCGGATTTAGTTGAATTGCAAGACTATAATAAGCAAAATATGAGCATTTCAATGCCGGATATTGGAGCCGATCCACCGAACCCAAGTGCGATTGTTTGCAGAGAAACTGGTTGCCAAATGATTGGAATGATGTATCAGAAGAATGATGTTAATTTGCAGGAGAATAATGCATTCTTTGATAAATGCGGATACGCTTTTTGCTTGAAACCTGAGAAATTAAGATACATTCCAGTTTATGTTCCAGAGCCTCCTCCACAAAATCCTGCTCTTTCTTTCCAAACGAGAAGCGTTAAGAGTGATTATTACGCGTTTAACATTTAATCAACCCCACTTTAAAGCGAAGCGACGGTTGCCCAGAGGGCTTAAAAGTGGAGCAAATCAAAAAAATCAAATAAAACAAAACAAATAAAACAAAACAAAATTATTGCATTATACTTCCTTTCAACAATTAAACCGATGAAGATTTAAAATGGGAATTATCTTGCGTCCTAATTTAACTGGCATTGGTGATAACCCTTAATATCAATATTATATTTTTTAAATTTTTATCTGTTAATTAATGCAACTTTTGCAAATCTTCATTTTAATGCGCGAAAGTAATTTTCTATACTATTTGTAAATAAGGTATTATCAATATCAATATCATTTTTACAAAATATCTTTTTGAAATGTTAAAAGGTGTAAATATTATATAAATGCAATGCAATATATTGTAAGTAAAATGATACGCACTTTTGAAAACATTATTGGTGGAATAATAGGCATATGGATTTTACTAACAACTGGCGTGTTAACCTATATTATTATAAATAACATAGTGAACTTAAATACTCACATTTTTGCTATTGGTCCTAACCCGGATTTTTATATTTTGGGAATATGTATAGATACAACATCTAAATATTGTATTGTTGTATTTTTTTGTTTTATTAATAGCGGAATGCGCGCAATGAATGGTAATGTATTACATTCTTGGGTTATTAATGAAATACAGGACGTTAAAAATAAAACCATTATCAATACAAATAAAGCATATACATTATCATTTATTTCAATTATCTACAATTGGTTTGATTTTTTTATGTATATGAACATATTAATGTCACAAATAGACATGTTATTAATTGAAATTATTGCTGATTTAATGGTGACTTTTTGTTTAACAAAACATTATTTAAAATTAAAACAAATTGATACATAGTTTGTTTAATTACGCTTTTACCAAAAAGCAATGTTGCCAATAAATTTATAAAAAATAGGGTGTATAACTAAATTACTTGTTCCTTGTTCCTTTATAGACCTTTTATAGATTTATTTGGTTGCTAAGTAACAGTTATCTAACAACATTCATAGATGCTGACACTAATGGGTTGGTGTCTAAAATGTTGAAAGGTGTAAAAATAAAATAATACAATAATATAATAAGTATATGCCCAAGACAAAAAAGAATGGACAAAAAACTAAAAGTTTAACAATATGTAGGGGGAGATATGCGTTGTGTACATCAGCTCCTTGCAAAACAATAAAAAATAAACCTGGGAAAACTAGTTGCAAATGCACAATAGAGAATGGCTACAACTTTGCGACCAAATCTTGCAACAGATTAAAGGCGCATAAAACAAAGACTGGAACACGTCGCATTTATTCTACCTTTTCAATTAATGAGATGAATGATGGTAAAAGAATCACAGAATGCCCTAAGAAATACGAATGGTCTGATTGCTTGAACCACAAATGCGTAGTTGATCCCAAGAATTCCAAAAAGGCAATTTGCGAGTGTACGTTAAGAAAATCCAATAAGGATTGGTTTACCATGGGTGCAAACAATCATAAAAAATTCTGCGGCAAAAGCAAATGGTCTGGAGCTCATAAGGGCGATTTTTATAAAACACGAAAATTCTGGAACAGTTATTTTGCAAAGAAATCACACACCAATGAAAAAATGATTGGAAATCCTAAGAACTTTATAAATAGACTGAAATAAGTTTTTACTGTTCTAGCACGCATTTAAACACGTCAATATAAATAAAATAATAATAAAAGCAAACACAAATAATCCTTCAATTGAATAAATTTGTTCCTTTGGAATACAATGTGCTTCATGAAACGTCCACAATTCTGCTTGGTATTCTGGAGGGTTGTATGATGGAACAGGACAAGTGTCTCCAAACAATCTATGCGTATACGCGCACATTGACGCTTTTATAATTGCAACTCGGCGCCTCTCTAGTCTACGCCGTCTTCTTCTACTTGCCCTACTACCCAGCACCAATTGACTAGATGCTAGAACAATTCCGAAACCTTTAACAATTGATAAGCTTGACGCGAGGCCCATGCTGATAAAGATAAATAGACAAATAATTGTAGATTGCATGGTTGTTTCGTTCTGCGCAAAGATACAAAAACTTTTATTCAATTAAAAAGTTTTCAATTTTTTCTTTTAATAATATAAGACTATTAAATGAAAAATATATGCGATAAATCAATGAGCTTCCAAGAATGTGAATTAGCAATATTAAGAAGTGCGGTAGATAAAGCCGAAGAGCGTTCTGGAAGAGCTGTGGCCAATTCAGCAGAAGTAAAGAAGATAATTGGTATTGTGGAGAACTTTATCCGCAGAAAAAAGGTAATTTGTTACGGAGGAACTGCAATCAATAATATTTTGCCAAAGGCGGATCAATTTTATAATACAGAAGTGGAAATACCGGACTACGATTTTTTCTCATTTAATGCGTTAAATGACAGCAAGGAATTAACAGACGATTATGTAAAAGCAGGATTTTTAGAAGTGGAGGCCAAATCAGGGCAACACAAGGGCACTTATAAGGTCTTTATTAATTTCATACCAGTTGCAGATATAACATTTTTGCATAAGGAAATTTACAAAGCGGTAAAACAAGAGGCAATTAAAATAGATGGCATTTTATACGCTCCACCAAATTACTTGAGAATGTCAATGTATTTAGAACTTTCAAGACCGGCTGGGGATGTTTCTAGATGGGAAAAGGTCTTAAAGCGTTTAACACTTCTCAATGACAATTATCCTTTAAAATCTGCACATTGTGATGACATAGAACCATTTCAGAGAGAAATGATAAATAAATATGATGAGGATAAGATATTTGAAATAACAAGAAATTCTTTTATTAACCAAGGAGTGGTCTTTTTTGGTGGATATGCAATTTCTCTCTACTTGCATTATATGCCAAAGCATTTGCACAAACGTCTGGAAAAAATTCCTGATTTTGATGTTTTATCAGAAGATCCTAAGAAGACTGCAGAAATTTTGAAAGAACGTTTAAAAGACGCGGGATATAAGGCTAAAATTGTAAAACGCAAAGAAATAGGAGAAATAGTTGCACCACACTATCAAGTTTTAATAGGCGCAGATACAATCGCATTTATTTATAAACCAATTGCGTGCCACAGTTACAATATTATAACAATTGATAAACAACCAGTGAAAATAGCAACGGTGGATACAATGTTGAGTTTTTACTTGGCATTTTTATATTCAGATCGCAATTATTATGATACAGAGAGAATTGTTTGCATGGCGCAATTTCTTTTTGAAGTTCAACAAAAAAATAGATTACAACAAAAGGGTCTTTTAAGAAGGTTCAGTATAAGCTGCTATGGGCATCAGGAAACCGTGGAAGAGATGAGAGCAGAAAAGGCTGAAAAGTTTAAAGAGCTGAAAGAAGACAATAAGAAGAAGGACAAAGAATATGAAGAGTGGTTCTTGCGTTATAGACCAGCAGACACTCTTTCTCAAAAAGAAAAAGGAAAAGAAGAGAGAAAAATGAAGAATGCAAAAACAAAATCAAAAACAACAACAAACAAGACAAAAGCAAGCTTAAAGAACAACAAGACCAAGAAACGAGGTCGCGGCGGTTTGTTTTACTAAATATCAACATATGCATTTCCAGGAAGTTTTGCTTCTGCAAAATACTCTAATATCAAGTCATTGCTTTTTTTTAATAATTCAACGTCATTTGCATAAAGTTTTCTATAATCACCTTCAAGTGAAGCAAATAGAGCCAATCTTGCAGAGTTGATTTTCTGAATTATTTTAGACTGAGATTTGATTTCATTAGATATTTTTTCAATCATTTTATCAATGTCATCTTCTTCAGGCGATGCTTCTTCTGGTTCTTGACAATTTACTAAAATTCTAATGTATTTGTCTACAGTGTCTTCTACATATTTAAAAGGTATGTCTGGAATGCAATCATTTGTAATCTCATTAAAAGCGTTTTTATTTGTTTTTTTTAGATATTCTGCATTTCTTGAAATTAGAATTTCAGGTTCACTTGGAGGTTTTTTGTCAGATTGCGTTGTATCATTTACTTGTATATTTTTGCACTCGTAAAAAATTGGCTTTAATAAACTGTCATTTATGTTATAATCATGTAAAGTCAGGGAAGGCTCTGTTAAAGCGTTTACTCTTTTTATAATGCTCATTGTGTATATATTATAAAAAGATTTTTAATTGTTTTATTCTGTAATTTTATTCTTCACTTCTTTACTTCTTCACTTCTTCTTTGCCTATTAGTTTGTCCCATTCTTCATTCCAATCTTTTTGCACTTGGGATTCTTTTTGTTTTGGTATAATCTTATAAAAGTTGGATGTTAAAAATAAGTATTTGCATAAAGTTTTTTTAAGCATATCTTTTGCAGGAGCGTCGCCAGTTTCTTTATTTCCTATAAACATAAATTCTATTATATCCTTAACGTGGTTCTTATTGTTTGAAATTTGATATAATTCATTAATAATGTGACCAAGTTTTTCTTGTTTTTGTTGAAGATTTTTCTCTGAAATGCACAAGTATTTAAAAAGAGTAATAGCTTTTTTAAAGTAAATTAATTGTTTTATTACTTCTAAACGTCTATATTTAATTATTTTATACATGAATTCTTGATCTTCAATAAAATTTATGCCATTTTTACTATTTATTCCATTTTTGTCTACAATTCTTTTGTTATTTTCTTCAAAGTTGCATTTAAAACTGTCTATTTTTTCAGATTTATTTCTTGCTTCAAATTCATGAAGTTTATTATTTATGATTTCATTGAAATTTTGTTCTGAAAGGTTGTTAACACCCAATATAGACGATCCATATGACATTAAAATGTTTTTTTGATTTTGTGAATCTGGTTGTTTTTCTTTATTACCAACTTTGTTTTCATCTTGATTGCAAAGGTTATTATTTTCCTTTTGCAGTGTATCAAATTCTTGATTATAGAATTTAAGAATTCTTTTTGTAATCTCAGATAATTGAACATCTTCCACATCATTTGTTGTCTTCATTATACTATATATTATAAATAAATAATTATTATCTTTTTATTTATTTATTGAATTAAAGACTTATATTTTTATTCTATTTGTTTATTTTCCCTTTTTCCTCTTTTTATACTCTTCCATAAATTTATCTTTGTCATTGTAATAGTCTCTAAGATCTTTACCAGATTGTTTAACGTATGTTGATTTTACTACAGTTAATGCATAAGCAAAACTTTGATTTGGAATATTTAAGTTCACTAGAAGTGATTTGATTTTGTCATCTTGTGTAACAATTTCTTTATATAACTTAAAATTGTAATTGGGTGGTATTGCTATTGTTATTAAAGTAGTTGAATTTTTTAAAAGAGTCATTTGATCCCAAAAAGCTTTAGGAGCACCAACTACGACAAACTTTAAAATGTTTTTAAAATAATCCAAAAATGCTTGACCATAAGCTTTTGGGTCAAACAAACCACCGCGATTAGGGTCATAAAACGGTGCAAGATTATCCCAAAAACACGCAAAATCAGACCTCATAGACTCCTTAAAAAGTTCAGCTGCAGATTTACCTTTTAGATTTGGCGTGTCAATAAAACGAATGGCTGTTAATTTATTAAATATTTGAATTTTAAGAACATCCCTCACTATATCCTTTATATCAGCGTCACCCTTGCAACCATTAAATATAGCAAATGCAGTATTTAGCGCTCCCCATAATCCAGCGGCCCATTTTAACATAATTGTCCCCAATCCAATAGACGAAATGGCATTCGTAACTAATCCTGCACCGCTTGTTGCAGCCGTAATTGCCGCACCACCGGCCGTTGCAATCCAACCGCCGCCAAAATAAGTAGAAAATGCGACTCCCCAACCAACTGGGTTTGTTTCAAATAATACCAATATTGCTGAAAGAATTATAGTAATAAACCCATAAGAATCTATAAAGTCTACTAGCGCGTTTCCACCAATAGAATCAAATCCACTAGATGCTGCGGAACTAGCCGATTTTCCAAAGTCTCTCAAATTTTTTGCCCACCGTGGATTAACCTTGCTGATTAATTCAGGAATTAAATCAGCAATATTTACACCGGCTGTTCCGACACTTGCCAATACGTCCGATAATTTTAATCTGAATATTCCAACAACTAATCCTATAATTGTTTTAAAAAATTCATAACCATTTGTTGAAGGACCAACGCCAACCCATTCTATTAGCAAATCACGTTCTTTATTTTCCTTTTTAATTCTATCCACAAGTAATTTATCATCTTCACATTCTTTTTGATTATTTCTATCGGCTAAAAATCCAACATGTGTTATTTCTTTAAACAGAATAGCAGTTATCTGATTTTTTTTTCCATAATTATCTAAAGCATCTTTAAAATATTTTTCTTTAGTAGTTTCCCTCCCTTCTTTTGCAGTTTGACCAGTTCCGCTATGAAACAGGTCTTTAGACCAAGCAAGACAATCTAATAACACTCCTCCAATAGAATTTCCTGTATCTAAAAAAGAAAATAATTGAATATCCTTTCTAATTTTTGATGCAGCTTCTACATTAAATTGTGTTCTCACATATGCGTATTTATTAACAATGTTAGATGTTGCATCATTGGGTAAATTTGGAGTTTTATTTGAAACTTTGTTTACAAATTCAATGAACGCGTTTAATACTGTTTCTGGATCCTGATTGTCACGAGCTCCTCCTTCTTGTTCATCTATATCATTAATATCAATTATGTTATTATTTCTATACTTTAATACTGGTTTTTGAGATTTATTGCGTTTTGTATAGTTGAACAATCTATCAGGTTTATTTTTAAATGAACTGCGGTTTTTACTAGCTGCAACTCTTTTTCTTATTGCAGAATTGGAAATCTTTCTTACGTGGGTTTTATTTTTTGCTGTTTTATTTGAACCGCCGCTTCTGACTACGGATAGATTAACAGCAGCCCCAGAAGCAGCAGGATTAGCTGCAGTTCCATCAGCGTTGTTATTTAAATTAGTGTTGACATTAAAACACTCGTCATCAATTTGGAATCCTAATAAGTATAAATTGTCTTGGTTTGTAACAAATTTATAATTGTCAAATAAACGAACGGAAATTGCTTCATATATATCTCTTTTATTGCTTACATTCATTATTTTTTTGAAATATGCTTTAAGCAATAGGTCTTTATATTTAACGTATAATTTATCGCTGTCCTCTCCACCCACATTTCCTAACAAGTTATAAAATTTACAAACATCGTCAATAAATAATTGAATTAAACAACCTGTCAATGATTGAAATGGTGGATTTTCCATAGAGTCTTCAATTTTTGGTAAATTTGGCAATGAAGGGAGTTGTGTATTAAATAAAATGTTGAACAGATTTTTTTCAATTTTAAAGTAAACTGTGTTGTAAAATTGATCCTCTGCACGCTGTGTTATGTCAATGTAAACTGGAAGACTATTATATAATCCAAGTTGATTATAAACATAATCGTTACATAATGTACTATACGCGTTTACTGATATATAATAGAATTTTGAATCTTGGTCTTGGTAAAATGTAACATCTGCTCCAATTATTGACTTCATTGTTGATGACAATTTATTAGAAATATCTGAATTGGTGTCAATAACAGAAAAAGATTCTGGTTTTAAAAATTCATTTCCAAGTATTCCTTGATACTCTCTTCTAAAAAATGATACATCAGTATTCCCACGAGCAGTGTTTATTTGGGTTTCTAATTCAACAATATCTCTTTCTTTGTCATCAATTTCTTGTTGAGTTGGTGCAGCACGTTTTAATTGTTCTTCTAATTCATCAATTTCTCTGGAAATTTCATAATAATACGTTAACTCTGCCTCCTCCTCGGCATTCTTAGATTGTTTTATTGCAAGCGCCTCTCGTCGATCTTTATCTTTATCATCTTTTCCTTTTAATTCGTTAAGTTGTTCAGTTTTTATATCATAACTTTCAAGTGAAGCCTCCATATTTTGTTTTTCTCTAATTAAAGTATCTAGTTTAGTTTGCAACGGTCTTATTTGGTAATTGACTAAATTTTCATATAATAAAACATATGCAAGAAACGTAAAATCATGACCTTCAAATCTAGTAAAATACTGTTTAATGTATTTTTGACATTCAAAGTCTGAAAACCCCTTTTCTATAAATGCATTTAATGCAGGTGAAAACGATAAAGACTTTTCTTTATAAAATTGTCCTTTGTTTGTCAACCGGTCAAATGCGTCATATGCGGCCTTAATAGCGTCTTTAGTTGCGCCATTAGCAGAAGCATTTGTAAAAAGATTTGGCGCAGCTTGTGCAGCAGCTGCCCCTGTAGCTGTGGCAGGTAAAACCGCAGTGCATGCTTTATCAGAATATTCATACATAGGCGATGCATTAAAGGCTGAAACCTTGTCTGTATATGTGTCTCCAGTCATAGGTTGAATAACACTTTCGTAATCCTTTGATTTCGCACCTACAAATTCCTCGCTAGAAGCACCAGGAAGAGGATTTGCAATTTTTGCACCATCAGCTAATAAATCATAAACATTTTTAAATAAATTTAATAATGTAAGAAAAGCGTTAGTTCTTGTTATTAGAGTATTTAAATTATTAAGATTAGTTCCGCAGTCGGGTGTATTTTGTGTAATGACTGGACGATAAGTTTTTTGATTGACAGGTTTATATGGGAAAACTTCTATTTCAACTGATGTCGGAAGTGTTGCAGTAACCGCACCTTTTTTTTTATATAATGTATCCAAATTAGTTATAATATCGTTCAATTTTATTTTTGTTGGATCAGTAAGGGGCGTTCTAATTTTATAATTATCTAATAGTTCTCTTATTTCATCAGGAGTAAGAGTAAGTTGATGTCCAATAATATAAAGATCAGTTATTTGCCTACTAATCGGCAAATTTCCCTGATATTTATTTAATTGTGAAAGCTCTTTTTGAAGTTCGTTTAGAAGTAAATTTTCTGGTTTAGAGATTGAGTTCTTTAGGTTTTTTAATCTTTTAATTTCAGCGTCTACTATTGCTATTCTTGCAGTAATATTTCCCTTTAAAATAGTTATACATGAATCAGCGGCATTAACTGGAGGAGTAGCCGGATTAGGAAGAGCAGGCTCCTCAATTGCCGCTCTTCTTTGCCCCTGTAAATAAGCCAGTCTATTTGGATGGGATTTAGATATACTTAGTTGTGCGTTTAAGTCTGTAACTGCATTGGCGAGTTGTTGGTTATTACTCTCAGCAACAGTTTGTTCCGCTTCAGTTTTTTCCCCAGGAACAACTCTTAATTGTTCTACTGAATCAGCTTTAAGTTCTCTTTTTGCACTGTCAAATGTGTTTTTTAAAGCAGAATATACAGAATTCAATGTTTTGCTTGGAGGAAGTAAATAATTACTAAAGTCTACAGAATCCGATGTTTCTTTAATAGTCAAATCAAATGTAATCACAATGTCCATCGGCACATTTGTGTTAAATGATGTTTTTCCAAAGGTATGTTGCTTATAAGATTCTGCTTGAATGTTGTCTATTGAATTTACGTCTAATGTACCGTTATTAACAGTAACAGGCAGTTTAACATAAACGTCTTTTATTCCAGGAGATTGCAATAAGGATAAAACCTCGGTTTTATAAAACAAACATTTTAAATTGAAAAAACAATCATTTTCACAGATAACGTAAACATTTTCAGGTGCAGACATTTGATAAATATTAGGATTGTCCCTCATTTTATTGTCAATAAATTGTTTCAATATAAGTTTGGATGTATTTATAGCTTCATCTTCTTGATTTTTTGGAAAATTGGTTAAGCACGACATAAATTTATCCCCTCTAACATCGGTAAAATCTTTAATAAGGTGTAGTGAATAAAACAAATTAGACGAAACCGCAAGTTGTCCTGCATTTGTTGCAGCAGCCTTTAATAATCTATTAACGTCCGAGTTGGAAAAATTTTTACTGCTCAAAATGTTAGCCAATCCATCAACAAAACCACCCCTTTTCTTTAATTCTGTAAAGAATTCTATGTTAAAACGCGTATAAGGGTCCGTTGTATATAATAATGGTTTTGGGGTATCATCGCATTCCAATTCACACCCAGTTAATCCATTTGTAATTTGTTTTTTATCAGAAGATTTATTGCAAGAACTACTAGTTGAACCTTCTCTGCTTAAATCCAAGTTAATCATATCGTTCATTGAAATTTCCAAAAGTTTTTTAATATCAGATTCAGTTGGTAAATCAATTAAGATTTGCGTGTCAAAACGACGAAGAATGGCAGCATCTAAATCCCATGGATAGTTGGTTGCTCCAATAACGGCCACATTTGAAAACGATTTAACGCCGTCCATCATTTGCAAAAGAGTGTTCACAGAGTTTGCAGCAAGACCAGTTGTATCTGTGTCTCTGTTAGGACCAATTGCGTCCATTTCATCCATAAAAATGATGGAAATGAATTTTTTCTTTGAAGGACATTCATATTCATGTTCACAAGCGGCTCTTGATGCACATGTGAATGTTTCTTCAATACGTTTTTCAGCTTCTCCGACGTATTTTCCTTTAAGATCTCCTGGAGAAGGCGTAAAAAAAAGCACGCCAATACTCTTGTCTTTTTTTTGCAAGGCGTTAACAGCAGCTTTTACTAGATAGGTTTTACCAGTTCCAGGAGGGCCATAAATAAGCAAACCTTTGGATGCTTTTGGATATAAATTTGGATACATTAGTGGATAAATAAGGGAGTTTTCCATAAGAGTTTTTTCCTTTTCTAAACCAGCAACATCTCTGAAAAAGATGCAATCAGAGCTACCCTTTTTAAATACAAGTGGATGAATTTTGGTGCATATTTTTCCCCAATCTTTTTCTCCATCTTCGTCATCTTTTTTAGAATTATTTCCGCCAGACCCACGTTTAACTTTCCCTTGCAATTCTTCAACCGCATTTAAACAGCAATTTAATATTTTTTTTGCAGCAGATCGCGCAGGTTCATGAGCAGCATCACTTTGGATAAAATTATTTAATAGAACTGATGCACATGAATAACTAACTAAGGATCCAGTAAATTCTCCTCCATTATAATAAAATTTGGCATTTTCATACAAGATTTTTGCCTCCATAATTTGATTTGTAATAAATTGTGGAGCGTCACTAGTTTTATTTTCTAGTTCACTAAATATGTCGTTATTTGTGCAGATTAAAGCTTTATTGTCAGAAGATGTTAGGTCATTCGGATATTGATCTTGGTGTTCTTGGTCTTCTTGTGAACCTGCTGGTGGAGCTAATGGTAAACTTGCTAGTGAACCTGCTGGTGGAGCTAATGGTGAACTTGGTGGTGAACTTGGTGGTGAACTTAATTGTGAACTTGATTGTGATACTACATGTGCCATTATTATTTTATAAAATATATAAATAATATATTTTTAATTTGTGCTACATATTAATTATTAATTTATAAAAAAGTAAATTTAAAATAAAACGTTTAAATATATAAAGTATGGCGGCGTTAAGCCACGATTTAAATATAACAACCGGCGATTTTTACAAAGAACCGGCACCAGAAAATGTTATAGACAGATACAATTTTAATGATTTCAATGTGTTAGACAAAAGTTTAGATAACATATTTAACAATAGTGATGAAATAATGGTCCGTTATTCTACTAGAGAAGAAAAGCAGCGAATCATTATCCTATATAAGACAAATTATATGACAATGTATGAAGTATTGGAAGACAACAAAATGAACATTAATGTAAATAAACAATTGGAAAAAGTTGCGGCCTCAGGCGACACTGGTGCAGGAGGAGATGATAAAGAACCAGAATTGACTGATTTGCAGCGTGACATAATAAAATCATTAAAAGTAGTAAATTATAAGGCCATTGAAGAAAGAAAAATAGCTGCTAAATATCAACGTTTGTATTATTTGCAAACCAAGTATAAAATAGTTTCAGAAAAAGGAAAAGCCTTTATAGAATCGCAAGGAATCAAAGGGTATTTAAATTATTTCTATAAGGTTTTTTCTTATAAAATTGTTCCTACAATTTTAGCAGGTGGCGCAGCAGGGGTAGGAATAGCTTTTCAAATGATGATAATTTCAGATACTGTAACAACCCCAAAATTGTGGGTAAACATAGGAAAATCACTATTTGGAACATTTAGTGAGGTAGAAGGCCCAAATAAATGGAAAAAAAATAAAATGAACTTTAGTTATGTATTAGATATTTTAGGAGGATTAAATATTTTTACTACAACACAAACAATTCAACTAAAAAAAAAATTTGAGGAAGTGTTAGTTTCTTTGGACTCTCCAGAGTTAATAGAAAACTTGAAGGTTGGCAATAAAACTAGGGAAGACTTTATAGAAAAGGTCATAATGGTTACATTCGGCATAAAATATAACAATGAAAGTGGTGTGGAAGAAGTATACACACTTGCAAAATTTAATCAAGAGTTTCCTGGAATAACTTATGATAATGAAAAAATTGCGTCGTTTTTTAAATTTATAAAGGGAGTAATTACTGAAAAAGATTTTACCCAAAAACTGGAAAGCTCTGATACCTGGTTAAATTTTATTGCAGCAAATATTGACTCGCCTAAAGTTAAATTTGCATACGCTGCATTAGGATTAGCTATGCCTATCTTTGGTTATATTCAGACTACATTGAATATTTTTAATACTTATAAAAACATAAACCAAAATATTGCATTTCAGGGGATTAAAGGAATGCAACAAAGTTACATTTATAAAGATACAACGCAATTGGCTAGTGAAAAAATTGTTGGATCAGGGTTAAGTTTGTTAGAATATGTTTGCAAAGAAAATGAAAAGGCAAAAATGGTATTTAAGTGCGTTGGAATGGTTTCCAATTTTTTTGGAATAAATTCTGAAACTTTTTCTTTTTTAATTAATAGCGCAATACAGTCACAAGTAAATTTTTCAATTAATGATTATTTTAATAAAATTATGAAAGAGGCAAAAGATAAAAAAAAACTGGATGATATGGAAGAAAAAAATAAAAAAGATCAAAAAGAGTATGAAGGAAAGGTGTTAAAAGAAATTGAGGATGAAATTTTGTTGAGAGGGAAATATATAGGTGAAGGAAAAACCAACGAACAAATCGCAATTTTATTAGACAAAACTCCTGAAGAGCCGACAAAGTTTAAATTTTTTCTTTCCAGACTTTTAATAAAGTTTTCAAGAGAATTTAAAAAATTTAGTTACAATCCAGCAGTGTATATAAACTCTTTAATAACTACATTGTTTACAGCTAAAATGATATTGCACAGTGCATACATTAGTTTAACAGCAGCCACTATTGTGGATTTTTTGCCAAAAATGGTTTTAAACGATTGGAGTCATCGCAATTTATGGCCTTATTTAGATTATGTTCCACCACTTGTAAAAGATAAAATAAAAAACTATATAACAGGCGATGAACCTATTAATTTTGCTGGAATAATTGCATCCACTATGTCAATGTATTATGGGTTGACATCAGATGAAGTAATAAATAAAAAATTAAAAGAAATAGAAACTAGATGGATTAATGAGATCGTTAGTGATATTACAGAGTTTCACAATTATTTGCAAAGCGAGTTTTTTAAAAGCAAATTTGGAATGTCAATACAATATCGTTTGGAAAAGATGAACAATTTTATAGTGTTTAGAATATTTAATACTTGCTGCAAATATACGTATTCTTTGGCAATAATGCCTTCCATTAAAAAAAAAATAACAAATTTAGTGCCAAAGTATGATTTTAGGTTTATTGAAATTTTAAAAGACAAAGATAAATGCTTAAGATTTATGACTTGGTTGAATAATAAAATAGACAATATAAATCTCAGAGGGAACAAATGGGAAGATTATAAAGTTGCATTTTGGGACTTTTTAGATTTAAGAAAAATACTATACGATAACGTTGTTCCATATTTGGCTATGGATCAATACTACGAAACTAATGACTATGAATTAGATTTGGCTCGCGGAAAAATAATTAAAACTCCAATGGATCAAAATATTAAAATTTCAGAAGAAGCCAAAAAAAACTTGCAAAAAAAATGGGAAAGCTCAGAACCTGGTTGGATGTACAGTTATGGTAGAATTTTGTTGGAATCTGGGCTCTCTCTTGAAGATTTATATAAAGACAAAAGTTATGGGTTGCAAACAATTACTATAGAAAAAACTGATGAAAACGGAAATAAATATAATGAACAACAGGTGATTTCTATTGATGCCAGCACTGTTATAAGCAAATTTGCATCAGAGTTTCTTGGCAAAATAACTGGCGCAGGTGGTAGCAATGTATTGGGGACAAAATTGCAAGATAAACACGAATATTCTGGTTACAGCCAAGCAAAAACAGGTTTTAAAAAAGAGTTGGAGAAAGTTGACCAAGCTCATCAGGAAAATCCTATAAAATATTTTGAAAATCAGTTTGATAAAATGGTAGAACAAAATGAATTTCAATACAGAATATTTCAAATACAGTTTGTAAAATATTCAGAATATAAAAAAACAGGTCAACCACCTATTAGCAGTGATCCAAATTATCAAGGGGACCCAACTTATGATTCAAGCGATGATTTTGATTATTTAGATTTTCTTAGATGGATTCAAATGACAAAACAAGAGTTAATAAAGACAGAAACTACAACAGTAGAAAAAGCACAACAAATTGCATTAGAAATTGCGTTGATTGATGAATCGCTTTTATTTGCGAGTAAACAGTTTTCATTTAAGGCACTTGACATTGGGCAATCTGTTTGGGACAATATGCCGTGGAAAGAAAAGAATAAATATTTAATAGAAAGAGTTAGGTTATTTAATAATTGCAACCCTCAACCCAAAAATTGGTGGAGTCAACAAGCAAGAAGAGCCTGGAATGCTGCAACAGGAGCTAGAAGTGACGAATCGTGCAAAGACTATGATGCGTTAAAAAATGCATTAGGGTTAGGTTCGCCAAGCGGAACAAATTACTACGCTGAATTTATAAAACAAACATGCAATAAGTCGGATTATAAGACAAAAGATATCTTAGAAATACTTATAAAAGGAGCAAAAATAGATTTGGTTCTTCCGCATAGATATGGAGTTTCAGAAAGTTCTGTTTTGTTAAGCGATTTATTGGATTTTCAAGAGAAGATGGATTTTTTGATGGAAAAAGAAGAATCAAAAAAACTAATTGATAAAATAGAAGAATTAGAAAGTTTGTTAGCAGGAGACAACCCAGATCCTGAAGTTTCAATTGAATTAGCTAAGCTAAGGGTAAAATATGACGATTATTTAAAAGAGGTTTATAAAAAAATAGGAAAGAACTTTGGACAATTTTTTAAGTTTTTTGGCGTGAATCAAAAATACGCAACTGTTAAATTGTGGGCAATGTCATTTAATTATTCAGATTTTTCGGCGAGGTGTATTGAGTTAATTAAAAAATCATTTCCAAACACGTTGGGAGATGCTACCAAAATTTCAAATTTAATTCAAAAAAATAGTGCAAATATGACAACAGAATTAAGCAAAATTATTAAAAGATGCTCTGAAATAACTCTACCAGATGGAACAATAACATATATTTATGTAACAGTTGGCAGCAATATTGATATTTTCACAGGCAAAGTTATAAATGAATCAAAATGCAATATAGATCCAGCGGATGCAGATTTAAAAACGGATGATTTAGAAAAAATTTTATTTACGCCAGAAGTAATTATTTATTTGTCTGATCCAAAAAATCATGCGTCATTTTCACGACAAACAAAAAATGTAATTAAAAAACTTAATAATAATTTATTTAAATTGGTCATTGATACAACTTCAAATACAGTAGAACAAGAAAAATTAAAACGTGAATCTTTAAAAAAAGAGTTAAAAGATAAAGAAGATGCACTTAGCAATCTTATTTCTGCCGAAAAAACAAATGATGCAACAAAGCTACAGTTGAGTGAAGAAATAAAACAATTAACGGATGAAATTTTAAAATGCAATACAGTTATTTACGAATTGGATGGTTTTACAAATTATTTTAGTGAATACGCAAAAAAATCACTTATTTCATCAGCAATTAAAGATAGATTATATGCGTATTTATCATTTAATTTTATTGATTTAAAAATTGCAAGTCAAAATAATTCTACTCCACAATTTGACGATTTAAATGTTAAAAACGAGTTTATTATTAAACAGTTAGAAATAGTTGATGAAAAATTTAAAAAGTGTGACGATTCAGATTTACAAACAAAAAAAGATTTGATTGATTTTTTGGATGGTCTTTCTGTAAATTCTGAAAAAATTCAGTTATCTGACGCAAAAAACCCAAATGACATTGGAGGTATTGTACCTTACCAAGTAATTATAGATCTAGGCTATAAAAAACTTATTAAAAGTTTGGAGAAAGTTAAAAATGAATCAATTACATTGGATAATAGTATAACAGGTTTTAAACACTCTATTGAAAAATATGAAAAAGAAATTAAAGGTCAAAAAGGCGTAAAAAATGTAGCAAAATCTAATATAGTTACTTGCAAACAATTGCAATCATTGTCAAGAGACGTAGAAAATTATTACAATAACCAATACGAATTGTATAAAGAATATAGAAAAACGCGAGCTGCAGATTTTTATTCTACAAGTAACACAAATATAGATAATTATAAAAAAGATGTTAAAATATTTGCTGATGGATTTAATAGAGATTTAACGGCATTGCATAAAAAATATCTTTCAAGAATAAAACCCAAACCAGAAGTTTCTCCTGGAATTTCAACTGTAGGTTTAAATCCTTCAACTCAGACAACACCATCTCCAAATCCGGACGATAGCGATGCTGGAAAAACTGGAAAAAAAACTGGCCCAGGAGGAGTTTTAAAAACAGATGAAAAAGGTAATACACAAGATCAACAAACTGGTAATGCGCAAGACGTGACAACATCAGAAATGGAAAAAGAAAAGGCAGACTTAGAAGCAAAACAAAAATTAGAAAACAAACAAGAACAGGAACAAGCGTTAAAATCAGATCTTGATTATGAACTTGGAAATGAAGAAAAGCAAGAAGAAGAATTGCAAGAAGAACTGCAGATGATGTTAGGTTTATTATTTGGTTCTGATGATTTTTTTAATTTTATTTCATCATTATTAAATCTAGTGCCTCAGCAAAATATGTCCCCAGAAACCCCAGGATTACCAGAAGATAATGACTTGTCAGAAAAAGAAGACTATTCTGAAAAAAATGCAAAAGATATATGCAAAGAAAACAAAAACAACTGGTGGATTAAAATCGCAGCTCCTGAAAAATATGTAGTTATAGACCCATATAGTAAAAAAGAAGCTAAAGGATGCTCTAATAATAACTATATACTGAGCGCGATTTCATCAATAACAAGTGTTATTGTAAAAATTGCGAATAATGATTTTCTTAAAAAATTGATAATAGCTTTATTGTGTTCTTTGGTCGGTGCTGGAGGGGGCGCGTACGGAGGATTGAAGGGGGCATCTAGCGCTTTTATGGCTTGCTACCAGTTTTTTGATGCGCTTTTTGCTAAGCCTGCGTGCACAATTTTATTAGGGTTTTCTTATGTTAATTATATTTTAAAGAATGTTTTGGCGTCAGCTGACTTTAAGGACACAAATTTAGATTTAGCAAAGTCCATGTTATTGACCCTTTATGGATGGTCATATTATGGTTTATTAGATGGAAAGCCAGATTTAAAAGATGAATGTGATGAAACATTTAAACAAGGCTCTGGTATTTCTGGATGGATTTTGCAAGTTTTGGGTGGCACTGATTCTATAGAAGCTATTAAAGGTCAAGTTAATGCTGTTATGAGAAATTTAATAGTAAAAGATCCTAATACTACAAACAGCATATATGGAGTAAAGGATCCACTAGATTACAATTTACCTGGAATAATTAATTTGGGAAATATAGATGATAGATTAGCTGCATATAATGCATCAGGCGCAGGGGATTTAGTTGATGATACAAACATATTCAGTTTATTTGCATTATTTGCAAAAGATAAAAATAAATTATTTACTCCTGAAGTACACACGCAAGTGGAAGACTTTAATAATGAATTAAAATTAAAATATCCAGATGGAAATGTGACTGTTCCAGCAATATATGGCACGTCTCTATATGACAAATTAACGCCATTATCAGCGATACTTTTATTGTTCTCAGATGCCTCAAATATAAAAGAAAACTTAAGACATTTTATTAGTTATATTACATATAATTGCTTCAATTTTGTTATTCCGCCAGAAATACATAGAACTACATTTTGGATGGCCTATGCGTTTTCAGGGCTTACTAATGCATACTCTTGGACTGTTCGTGTTCCTAATTTTTTTGGAGTTTTTCTTGGAGATATTCTAAGTGGTCCTCAGGAAATAATATTAGTTTTATTGACTTGTTTTTTTGGGAATAAAAGCGTTATAAAAGATGGCAATTATAGTGATCAACTTAATCTTGTTAGAGATAGAATTGAATATGAAATTTTTGAATTAAGAAAAAAATATACAGATCCCAACAGTAAAATTATTAATAAAACCGCATTATCAGACGATGTAAAAATGCAATTTATTTCATTGCAAAGAAAAATTATGTGGGCTTATAGAAACGCATTTAAGCAAGTTCAAAATGCAACTGATCCTAAAGGAGTTACAGAATTTAATGAGTTAATTTCAAGTTTAAATAAAAAGGGAAGAGAAGACGCTCTTATGTCTGTTACCGACATTTTTAAATATTTAACGGACGATCTAATGTTAGAAGATATCAGCATTAAGGATAGAAAATTTGAGCAACTGCAAAATAAGTTTTTTGTTTTGACTCAAATAAGTAGCATTCCTTTTACTGGTTGCACCACAAATTATGACGGCATTTGTTTTTGGGATATAAAAGGTATGTTAACAAAAACTGTAAATGGAAATCCTCCAAATGCTGAACGCATTATTAAAAGATTACAGGCAATGATGCATTTGATTGATGGTTGCACAATAGATTCAGACGTAAAAAAGCCCCTTAACACAACAGCGTGTGATGACATTAAGAAAAAAAATGATATTAAAAAAAATATATCTTTTACACAAAATTACGACTCTTTAATTGATTCAGACAAGGAAAAAATAAAGGAATCTTATTTAACATTATTAAAAACAATGGCGGCATTCTCTATAAAAAAATTAGAAATGAACTCCGCCGTAATAAAAAAAATTATGGATGATTTAAAAAGTCCATTAGCAAAAAAAAATGGTCAACTTATGTATAAAATAAATTGGGCAAAGGTAAAAGGAAAAATGACACAAGAAGTTTTACAGGAAACCTTGAATGAATTGTCGCGCGGTGGATTAATATTTGTTTGTGAATTTGGACAAACTTATAGAATTGAAACAACACCAACAGGCGATAAGTTAATAATTTGCGAAAAGGGTAAAACTGAAGAAGAAAAAATATTTTTTAAAGATTATGCTGAAAAAACAATAGAAAGGCTGAAACAATCTTTATACACACAATATCTCATTTTAGAAAAAAAGAATGACCCTGAAACTGTTTTTAGATCATTACAATTTATTGATGAAAATTATTCTTTATTAAAAACAAATGATCACTGCAAACATTTAGTTGCATCTAACAAAAAAATGGAAAAAATAAATAAAGAAATTAAAGAAAATAAGGTAAAGTTGCTAGAAATTTTTACAGAAGGCGCAAACCCTCCAGAATTATTTAATGAAGAAGAATATTATAAAAAACTTGATGAAACAATTGATAATATCAAACCACTCCTTGACGAATTAAAAACAAATATAACAGATATATCTGAAAAATTAACAGTAAATTCTACTTGTAAAGAAGAATTAACTAAAATAAATAGTGTTATTGATTATCTAAAAGGTTCTAATGCCGATTTTCATTTTCCTGGCGGTTTAAATAGTTTGACTGGTAAAATTTTTACATTGGAAAATTTACAAAATATAGATGGTTATAAGTCGTTAAATTCGTTTTATAGTTATTTATTAGAACACAATAAAATTGGGCCTTACATCTTAACTGATAAAGAGATGGCTATATTATATATATTCCGCGCTTTTCTTTTTACAAAAGGAGATTTAGATAATTACACTATAGCACATTTGCGCTCTTTATTTTTATCTAAGAATTCTAGTAATTTAACAAATTATTACACAAAAATAATTCTTGGAGAAATGAAATTATACCACATAGAAGAAGATAGTTTACGTCCACAGTGGGAAATAAATAAAAAATTAAATTCAGACGCATTTAGAGGTTTATTGTCTGATATGTTATTGCATTTTTCAGCAAATTCGCAAAACATTGGTGGATTTGAAATAAAAAATCCAAAACCTAAAGTTGAAATGAAAGGTGCAGTGCAACTAAAAGATCTTGATAGTAAAGAAGAATATTTTAATTTATTCGCTCCTCCCAAGGACGTAAATGGTAAAATTATAACAAAAGTTGGAGGCATTGATTTCAGACCATTAAATCAATATGGATTTTTTTTAGAAACAAATAAAGATGGGTTGATGTTGTCGCCTTGGAATGCAGCTTATTTGGGAGACTATGGATCAATTAGACAATTTTCAGATAGAATGACCGAAGCGGTTAATAAAATGGACACATTTTGGATTGACCAAAAACTAGATATAAGTCTAGATTTAAAAAAAAATATTAGACTGAGCAACAACAAATTTGTTCATTACGAAATGGGAAATTTTATTGATAAAGGTTGGAGGCAAGAAGGAAGTTTTTTTTCGGATTACGATTTATATGAAGGACCGCCTCCAATATTATATAATTATAATTGTAAAAATAATCCAGTTGAAGGTAGGGGGTGGGGTGGTTATTTAAGTGCAACTGAAGACCCAATTAAACTGTACAATTTTGTTAATGACAACTATGTGCAAGTTTATACTGATCCTCAAGATAAAACAAAATGTGTTAGAATGTTAAAAATGGATGTAGCATATTTAAGTAACAGTTATATAAATTTTAATCCAGCTCTTCACGGAAAGGATATTTTACAAAAATTAGAAGAAAGAAGCAGATATATAGATGAATTAACAAAGGAATTAAAAAAAACACCATCTTGGAGTCCAATTTATGGCGATTCGCTTATTGAATTGACAAAAGCAACCGCAGGTTTTTTAGTAGGAGATGAATTTTATCTTAAAAAAGCGCAAATAGTTGGAATTGGAGATGATGATGCCGACAAAGATTATAAAAGTATAAATGCAATAGAAAAAATGTATAAAAAGGCAAAAACTGAATCAAATAATACTATACCAATGCTGTCCCAAACCGGTGGTCCATTATTGGGCTATATTCCTTTATCTGCCATTTATTACAAAAGAATAATGGGAGAAAAGATAAAAATAACAGTAGATAGTAAAGGAATTAGAACCTATTCGTTTGAATATGACATTTCTAGCGGAAATTTAGACAACAAGGTTATTGTGTTATAATTGTGACATTGTATAAACTAAAAGCAACAATAATCAATAAGAACAATGTAAAGTTCCTTTATTATTTTTGATACTATTTTAAAAATAATATGCTCGCAAAGCTCGCTTGGCGTGCATTGTTTCAAATAGAATGCAATATAAACAAAGTAAAAAATGGCGCGTTCAATAATCCACTTTAAAACGCGATTATGAAATATCTGATACAAAGACCATTGGTTTACATAGCTGCACATTTGAGTGCTATTCTGTTTAATATAAAACAAATGTATGTCTAGAAGTCCTGCAAGTATGCGGTGAAAATTGTTTTTCTCATTTTTAACCGATAACACATAGTAAATTTTGTCAGAGCCAAACAAGTCCAAATACAAGGTTTTCTTATTGGATTCACTGGGAAAAATATATGGGTTGACTCCGTCGCAATATCGTTTCTTATAAACCATATTTCCATTGGCAATAAAAGGAACAAAACAAGACTTGTAAACAGTTTCAATCAAGTCGTCTATATTCTTGTATTTGCTTTTAATAATTTTCTTTCCTTTTTTAATGTCATAATAAGTAATATACAAGCAGTTGTTTAGATTTAAATAAAATTTGTTTCCGTGTGATGTTAAAATGCGCTCTTTGATTTTGTCCAGACAAGATTTAAATGCATCAAAGTGCCGAGTTTCTTTAAATTGTTTTACCATTATATTATATAACTCAGGCATCAAATCCAGCGCGTCCATCTTGTATAGGACAGCACAAACAGACCCAATGCTGCAACAAGAAATCTTATGTATAGCAACGTATTTTTGTTTTTCCATTTCTCTCAAAAAGTATAGGGCTCCAGTTAAATAACTGCCGTTAAACATTCCTCCGTCTAGAATGAGATTAATATTTTCTGGGGTTTTTCTCTTGGGTAGATTTGTCATTAAATTTTGAACGTAGTTTTTTATGATACGCATTTCAATTGTTATGATTCTTATTAAAGTTCTATAACAATTATTTTATTTTAAAACGAGTTTATCAGAATTTCTCATTCTTCATCAATCTTCCGATAAATGCAGCAGAATCATCCTTATTCATCACATAACAGTTGATAATCTCAGCCGGCGAATAAAAATAATCAGCAATCTTCTTTAGATGTTTCTCATTAATGCGTTCGGAATAATATCTTTCATACATTTGCCTTATTATGTCGCGAGATGCATTATCCAATTTAAGTGTTATATCAATTCGTCCTGGACGTATCAATGCAGGGTCCAACTTGTCATAATGATTGCTACTAATTCCTAGGATTCTTCCTGGAGTCTCTTTAAGTCCGTCCCACAAATTCAAAATGTCATCTAATGTAATAGGATCATCTTCAAGCGGTTTTGTCACCGCGCTTAAAAGCTTATTTTGCTCTTCATTCGCTTCAACAAATGTCTGAATTACATCAGCAACATTTACTGAAGACGTCGGAGATAATGATGTTAAATTTAATTTTTTTCCAATGTTTGTTCCAGATTTATCCTTGATGTCTTCTCTCTTCCATACAATGTCACCAAGACAATCTATGTCCTCAATAATGATAATCTTTTTATCAAATCCCACACTATGCGCCTTGTTATTAGAGTTATATCTATCTTCAAAAAAGAAATCATCTAATTGCCTCTTGGTTTTAATAAGTTTCAATGAAAGAATAACTATGTGACGTCCAGTCATGTTTGCAAGACATTTGAAAAAAGAGGTTTTTCCGGTTCCTGGAGGTCCATGCAGTCCAATTCCGAGCGAATAGGGTATTCCCATTTCATAATACCAGTCTTTGTTTGCAAGAAAGAATTGAATTTTACTTATAACTTGTTTTTGATTCTCAAAGAACATATTCTTAAACGTTCGCGTGCTATCAAAAGGATATTCACTCCAACATTCATATTTGTAATCCTCATATTTAGTTTTAATTAGAGTATAAATAAATTTTTGGCTATTGCGACTTTCTTCAATGGCTTTTATATATTTATCCTTCAACTTGTTAACATAATTCTTAATTCCACTTATGTTTGTTTCATATGAATAAAGAGTCAATGTAATTTTGTCCGTTTTAGTTGTTTGCTTTTCTTTTTCACCGCCGCCAGAATCTTCGGTATAAAAGTCTGCAATAGCATATATTTTGAGGTCAGCTTTATATAAAAAAGGTTTTTTTTGAGATACAATGTACATATCATCGTCTTCATCCTCGTCGTTTTTGTCGCGAAATTTATCCATTGTTGTATACAGTTCTTTTAATTCGTGAATTGTTTCATTGTCATCCGAAGTACCCAAAATATCCGCCCACAATGCTTTAAATGCATCTGTAAAACAAGAAGAAACTACTGGATAAAGATTATAAGTACCAACGCTAGAACACCTTTTTCCTTCGTACGTGATTGAATATTTTTTATAGAATAAGCTTTTAATTGTATCGCAAACATTTACATTCCACGACTTATTAAACGTATTATTTTCGTATAAGACTTTCACTAGATAGCTTATCATGACAAATCCAAGCGTTGAAAAAATGGCGTCAATGAGAGGATTCCCAGTTTTCATGCGTTGAAAAAGAGAAATTTTTATGGAATCGTTAAATGTGGTTTGTAATATATCTGATAAATCAAATCCTGGTTGCATTATCTAGGAATTATATTAATTTGTAAAAATGCGTTTAATATAATTTTAAATAGTTTATTTTGGTTATGAGGTATAAAATACTCGCTTCAATTTATATTCTTTCATGCATTTGCTAAGAAAACACGTGCATTTCGCGCAAGGTTTAGAATTCACATAATTCCCATCATTCTGTCCTCTACCAAATTTCATAATATACATGTCTGCATCTTTCATCTTATTATAATTTCCCAGAGACCTTATAACGTTTTCTTCTGCGTGCAAGTTTCTATCTGTGTGAAGATACGTGTTATAATAACTTTTGCTTGTTTCTTGCCTATAACCAATGCGATTCGCTGCGCTAGCTATAATCTTTCCTCTTAAAACAATAACCGCTACATGCGCAATTACATTAGCCAACCGAAAGCGCTCAAATCGTTTATCATATTTAATTTCATCCAAGACTTTTGTAATGTCTGAATTAGGCATTTTAAATGCGCGATTATTATTGTATCTATAGTTATTTTTATATTCGTTTTTATTTTATTTTTATTTACACTGGGATGGAAAAAAATTGATAAAAAGTTTGAATGGTTAAAATTCTTTAAACAGTAACAATGATAAAAGAATTGATTTTATCAATTAAACGTTATATAGAAAAGCAGCGTCTATGCAGAAAAATAAGAAAAAATAAAATAGACATTAAATGCCTTCAAGGAGTAGATTTATCTAGCACAAATTTATCAAAAATAGACATCAGAGGCGCCAAATTAAATTTCTCAGTTTTAATAAAAACAAACCTTAAAAATACAATATTGCAAGGAGCTGCAATTAAACACTCTTATTTGCAAGGAGCAGATTTATCTGGCGCAAATTTAATTTATGTTAATTTTGCCGGTTCAGACTTGCGTGGAGCAAATTTATCTAATGCAAGACTATCAAACGCTGATTTTACTGGAGCTGACTTGACCAACGCAAATTTAAAAGACGTTAAGATTGACAGAACAACTAATTTTACAGGAGCAAAAATGATAAATGTAATTGTAGATGTAGATAGATTAAACGTTGCCATTATTACAGGAGCAGAAATACAACCTATGAATACAATTGACCAAGTATTGAATAGTTTAAGTTTTAAATCATACAATACAAAAAAAATTATGCCAATTGCAGCTTAAGTTTAAAACCGACTGAAGTGTGTTGTTATTTTTGACAACAAGTAATATAACAGACCAAACAACGCGCTTGTGAAGCAAAATCCATATAAATTTACATTTCCATCCTTTGAAAACAACGCAGGGAAAAACTTATACAAATAACGTCTAAAAATTGGCAACTGAAACAGAAAATACAAGACTGAAATTAAAAGAGGAATTTGAATTTCTTCGTATAGTTGATCCAAACTGTCGCCATATTTGGCATTGTGCTTATAATTTTGAATTATATCTTCATTGTCTTCATAATCAGTAATATAATCATTGTTGGATTGAGGGGGAATGTAATTGGGTTGGACTTGAGGATCTTGCACAATTGCATCTGCATTGCGAGGAATATCTCTAGATGGTAATTGGGTTGCGCCGCTAGAACTTGCTTGTTGCAATCCACTTACAATTTGATTAATTGTAGTTTGGTCTAAAGTAACTCCGTTTGGAGCTTGGACTGGCATAGAAGACATTTTTTCATTTGCGGATAAACTAACATTTCCTCCAATGCTTCCTCCCCCAGTTGGGTCAGTGGGTAAATCCATTATACTAGTTGTGTCTGGCATATAATTATTATAAGAAGGTTTTGATTATAGTAATTACGCAAAATCCACTTTTCTTAAAAGTGGAGAAAAAATGCAACCTTTAAAAAAGGTTGCGCCAAAATCACTTTTTCAAAAGCGTTCGTGGTTTTGCGATATTTTTGAAAAAAGTATCATTCCATTGAGACATTTCTCTTTTTTGCGTCGCATTTTGTTGTTACTGGAGTAAATTTATAACATTTGTCTTGATGCTTGTACACTTTGCCTTCTATTTCATCCATAGGAGGCGCTTTAAATATAATGCAATTTTTTCCTTTACAGACTGTTCTAAATAATGTGGCTAACCCAAAACCAAGAATAATAGACATTATATATCTGCCAATTTGAGTGTGAAGAAACCTTGCAAGGTGCATATATAATATTGTATATTTTAAAATTCACTAACTTTGCACTGGAACTGTTTTTATTTGAAAATCATCTAAAGGACACTTTACTTCAGTTGCGTGATATGTAAAACAATTCTCTGCATTATCTTTATACTGAACTTTACCAATATTTTCAGGAGTAGGATAAACATATACAGTTTTTAAATCAGGGCCCCAAATATAAACAAAAAAAAGACCAATTGCTAAACTAATAATGAACGTTGGAATGTCAATAAATTTTGTAATCATGATTTATAAATATTGTTTATATTATTTTTCATTGTTTTATGTTATAAATAAAAATTGATGCAAATATAGACAAACTATTTTATTTCAAAACTTATCAAAATGACGTCATCAATGGATTATGCAACAGAAAAAATACCAAAAGAATCTATAACTTGGACAATACAAAAGATGAGAGAACATGACAACTTTGATAAAAAAATTTGTAAACTAGTTTCCTTGAATGTAAAAAAGGTAAACAAAAGTTGGAAAAATACAAGACATTATATTGGGTGCTTTGACAGTATAAAATATTTCAGCTCTAAACTAAAAATTTTGAATTCAAAAAGTGATATAATTGAATTGAAAGTTGATGTTCCGCCATATATTTATCTGGACGATGGTGGTAATGTGGATTTTTATAATGGTAGAAATAGATTTGCAAATTTAAGAAATGCAAATGTATTGGAAATGCCTTTTGTTATTGAAAAAAAGGACTACAAAAAACTTGTTAAAATACTTAAATGAAAATTTTCCTATCTTGTTTATTTTCCAGCAGTTATTTTATATTTTTCATTTGTTCCAGGAATTACTGCAATTAAGTCGCCCTTTACTAATTCAATTTTAAATCCCAATCTATGCGCTTCAGTTGCAGCCATTGTTCCATCTGGGAGAAGTTTTGGGTGAATTGTTATCTTTGGCAATGGTTTGTCTTCATCAGAATCAGAATCTTCATCAGAATCTTCATCAGAATCTTCATCAGAATCTTCATCAGAATCTGATTCAGGACTCTGCTGTTTCAACGAAAATTTGGGCTGCGACTTTAATTTTGTAAAATCTGGTTCTGCCACTTTGTCCACGTCTTTCGCGGTTATATCTGGAATAGCATAAGTCAACGCTTTGGTGTTGCGAACTGTCCTCTTTTGAGAGAACTTTTCAAGACCCATCCTCATTGAAACCACTTTTTGACCATGTTCGCCAATATCCCATTCAAGATCTTCAATTGATGTTGGTATTTGAATCAAATGAAATGTGTTACTGTCTTCGTTGTATTCAACGCTATTGTAAGAATAAGTCTTTTTTAAAATGTCGTTAACTCTTGGTTGAATTGTTGTTACATATAATTCAACAGCATCAATAACAAATTGCGTGTTTTGGTTTGATTTATATTGTTGAATCATTGCATTAAAATTGTCTAAATTATTGTAAAATTCAAGTTTAAGATTTTTAAGTTCTTCCTTTTTTTCCGCATTATCCGCAACATTTAAGTATTGGTCTAAAGTAAACTCGTATATTTTAGTTGCATCAGCCACGTCTTCTTTTATACTATCAAATCTAGTTACAGCTTGTTGCGCATTAATATACCCAAACAACAAGTCATTTTTGTCTCGGATAATTTCATTATTATAACCCTTTATCTTTTCTTCGTCTTGACGAATGTCATCGGTAATGTTAAATGTTGCACCTAAATTGATTTTAATATCCAAAGGACACGGTGTTTTTCTGTCGCCGCACAAAGCAATGTGTTGTCTTTCACCGTTTGTAATTTTAGTAGAAAATATAGAACCAACTGGTCTCTTACAATTAATGCATTTGGGTTTTATTTTAGCATATTCATTTCTTTTCTCTCGCCAACTCAATCCAGGAAGCTTTGAAATTTGCGTTTTATCCTTTTTAATATTGGTTTCATATGCGGCTTTAAGTTTAAAATATGTATTTAACCCTTCTATAAACTTTTTCTTTTCTTCCATTTTCTCTTCATTTTTGTCGCTCATCTTCTATAGATTATATTTATATTTATTTTAAATATTTATTTTTATTAGAAATAATATCGTATTCGGTTTCCCAATGAGGAAGACCAGTAATTAATTCTTGATGCGCGCGCTGCTTTGATTCTTGAAAGTTTTGTATCTTTGATAAAATATACTGTTGTTTTTGTCTATTCCTCATTTCTTTTTCAACAGGAGTCAATTTGCCTTTGTATTTAAAAAATAATATTGCTCCTAAAATCACCAAAAATCCAACTCCTAATGATATATTGATCAATAGATTGTTGTATGTATTTTTAAAAATTCTACATTGCTTTAATGTTTCGCTTAAAAAATATTTTACCCCAGGCTCTATCAAAGCGGGTTTAGTAAAATTGTCATAGTTCATAATTATTCCTTATAATTTACTTTTATAATATCAAAATAAATTATACACAATATCTATATATGGATGCTTCTTATCTTTCATTATTGATTTTTATTGCAATTACACTTTTATATTATCTTGTTTTTAAACCTAAATTAAATGCAGCTACGTTTGATGATACAAGCGGCCAAGCATATGCAGAATACAGCAGCAAAAATAATGTTTTTTTAACCTGTTATTTTCTATTGGTTGTTGTTACTCAAATAATAATGAATTCAAGCGTTCTTGTTAACACGTGCGGAGGAAGTATAACTCAGAACATTGGCGCAGCTTTTTTGTTAACTGTTATACCATGGTTCTTTATTTTTGGAATTGTTATTGTAGCATTAATGATATTTCCTGGTTTTAAATCGGCTTTTTCAAATGTGATTGGTTATTTTGCTGTGGCAGGAACGGCAAATAATATTTTAACCGAGTTGTTGGTTAACGTAGATTTGAATCAGGCTATAGACGATTCTACTCAAGGAAACGCTGAAAAAAACAAGAGTCTAAAGGGTGCGGCAGAAGCAATCATAAAGTTGTGTGGAAACATGTCTATATTGATAAACCAAATTGTTCCAAGTAATTTTGTTGAATACTGGTCAATGCTAGTTCCATTAATGAAAGATCAATATCAAGCAGGAGCTCCAGAGTTGAAACAGCAATTGTTAGACACTGTTGTCATGAGAGATAATATTGGCGAAGCTATGTGGTACATTTACACTGCAATACTATTAATTTCAATAACGCAGTACAATATAATGAAACGCGGCTGTGCTGGAGATTTGGCTACAATGCAGGCTAGTCACGACGCATATTTGGCGCAAGAGGCTCAAGTTAAAGCCAAAACAGAAAAAGCTGAATCAACAATATATACTTATTAAAAACAGATAAAAAAGATAAAAAAAATAAAACAGTTAAAATTTTAAATTTTTAAATATATTTATATTTATATGACACTAAAAGATAAAATAGCAAATAAATTATATAGTTTAGTCAAAAAAGTTCACCATAAAAATAAAAATAAAATTTTAACATTAAATAAAACAAATATTTCACATCATGAAACCTCTGCACTAAATTTTATTAGTAATAGCGATTATTTAAAAAATAAAAAAATAATAACAATTAGTCCAGGAGGGTATTATGGGTTTTATATGTTCGGCGTTTGCATGTACATAAAAGAACATTATGATACAAGCAATTGCATCTTTTTTGGAGCATCTGCAGGATCAATGTGTTCATTATTTATGACTATGAAAGAAAATCCAAAAAAACTGATGGATAGCATTGTAAATAATAAAAAATATACAAATAAAAATGCTCGTGAAATTCTACAAGAAATGAAACAAACTGTATTAACAAATTTTAATGAAGATGATTTTGAATTAGATAGATTATTTATTAGCGTAAACACAATTGATAAAATAAATATATTTGCAGATTTTTATAATTTTAATGATGTTTTAAATTGTTGTGAGGCAAGTTCTCATATTCCGTTTATTACTGGACCTATGTTGTTAAAATATAACAACCGTTTTGTATATGACGGAGGTTTATATAAACAATTTTATTTTAATGAAATTAAACCAATATTAAATATTAATCCATATATATGGGGAAAATTGAAAGATGATTCAATATTATTGCATAAAACAAATTCTGTTGATTGTGAAAAACTGTATGAACAAGGATATCAAGATACAATGATATATGGAAAAGAAACACTAGATAAAATATTTACACCTTTATAAACTTAATTTCTTTTTAACACCATATTTTAAAATAATGCATGCCTAGAGAGATAATACAAAACAAATAAGTAAGATAAAATTCCTAAAACAATAGCTAGAAGCCAAATAGGAAGAATTGTTTTGTTGCGATAACCAATGCCAAACTCGCGAATACTACCATCATCTCTATATAAGAAACTGGGTTTTCCTATTTGAATTGTTATGAATATGACTAAAAATAGTAAAACACTAACAAGAGTCGGATTTTTTGCAATATAGGAACGATACATAATATATTATAATAATAATAATATAATAATTTGTATATTATTATTCTAAAATTTAAAATCTAAAATTTGTCTAGTCACGTTCCCCCCAATCATCTTCGCCTTGTTCGGCTCCAAAATAGTCTTCTCCTGCATCATCTCCATTGAACCATCCAATGTCATTTTCTTCTCTCTCAATATCAGCAACTGCATCTGCGTTTTCCATATAATCTTCTAAATATTGTTCCACGTTTTCATCAACAACGTTCTTATTTTTTCTCAAAGTCTTTTCAATGTCAGCAATCTTTTCCATGTATTCTCTCTCTTCATCGTAAGTCTCCTTCACGTATGTAGTTAGACCTTTTTGAAGACCCTTGCTCCAAGCGCCCAATTTATTAATCTTTAAAATGGTATCAGCGTCGCGCTCTTCGTCCGTCATTGCTTTCAATCTATCTGTGAACGTATCTTTCTCCCTTTCTTTGGATTTGAAGACTACTTCCATTACCTTGTCGTAACTTAGATCCACAATATCCTTGTGATTAGACATGATGGTTAAAAACGCGGCTAACATTTTGGCTGTTCTTGTGCGCATGTCTTTTATATTTCCGAGCAAAACTGTTGCAACAGGTTTGGCTGATAAATGCAGCGCTGTTTCCTCCAAGTCTTCAACAGTAAAGGCCTCAGAATCATCTTCGCCCATTTCTCTCACCAACATATTTTGATCTTCTGATAACTTCTTAAACTCAAGCAACACTTGCAGAAAATAGTTCTCAAAAAGCATATCGCAAGTTCTCTTGTCAAAGACGGAATAAGTTTTTGAACCATAGTAATAGATGTCACTCATATAAGGAGTGCTTAAAGCAAGCTGCAATAAGTTCTTGGTTGTTTTAGGTATAGTTGCGAGAATCTTGGACAAAATGTTGTCTCCGTAAAATGGTCTCAAACTTTTGTAGTATTCATTTATAATATTGCGAATGTCGTTAGCATGATTCTTAGACAATCCCCAATAACTTGGTATTTGAATAGAATTTTGGCAATCAACCTTGTTTCTAATAATGTCAGGGAACACATTTAAAATTTTATGAATGTAATTTTTAACAAATTCAATGGAATTATAAGTGGCTTCATCAGAAATGGAATTCTTCATGGCTTCTTGGGAACTTGCACCCCAATCCATTAATGTATTAAGATATGCTTTTATGTCAGTTGAGTTCTTCTTTGTTAATCCGGCATTTTTACTAATAAATTCAACAACTTCTGATTTCATCTCCTTATTCACGCGGCCTAGATAATTTTTCAACTTTCGCATTTCTTCAGTGTCCTCATTTACAGCAATGTCAAAAGTGTCAAGAGCTTCATCCAAATTTTGTATTAATGCCGCAGGAACAACTGTTTCGTCATCTTTCCTTATTTCCTCAAGAATATTTCGCAACTGTTGCACTTGAGTGATCACAGGCGTATCCACATTAATATTCACAATATTCTTTCTATTAACGTACTGCAGCAAACGCAATAGAGAAGTATTGTTATAGTTCTTTCCGTCTTGTTTTAGTTTTCTAATTTTTTCGCTAATGGAATCAATATTTAAAAAATTATCAGGTTTTCCGCCGCAAATTGCATCCAATTCTTGACTAATTGGTACAATGGAATTAAATTTACAAAAGACAATAAATGCGCGGTAAATAGTATCGTCATTATATTGATCGCTCAAAGAAGCGTATACATTCTTAGAATTCTCTCTGCAAAAGAACATAGGCGCCTTTGCAACAGCATTGACGTCTTCAATAATGTGTGATAAATCGCGAATTATGTTATTATAAACAATAATTTCTGGTTCTTCCTCTGCAAAGTACTTAATTGTGCTCACATTTCCATTTTCGCTGCAACAAGCATTTTCCAAGAAAGGTTCATTGGATGAATTTTTAAGAAGAGCATTGCGTTTTGTTACCACTTTTTGAATCAACTCCTGGATTGCAAGAGAGAAAAATATAATCTTTGACTGTATAACCAAAATTTTCTCTCTTTGACACGTTGCGCCACTCTTGAAATCATGTAAACACTGCTTTTTAAATTCCTCGGATATGTTTGTAATAGGTCTCAACTTGAATGGAACCAATGGCGGCAAAAACTGAAGCCATTTTCCTAGTTCATGATCCGTTGGAATATTTGCCACATCTGGATTTGTCAACATATATTCCAATTTATCTTTGCATTTTTGCATTACATCCACATTTGAAAGATAATACGCGTCTATAAAAGCCTTAATTTTATCAACAACAGTTGTTTCTTTTAGTCCCATTAATGCAGACCATGGCTGAGCTGTCGCATTTCGTATTTTATAAGCAATGCATGATAAATATTTTAAACTAGACAGATCGCCGGAACCTTCAAAAGGGTATCCAGTAAAAGAACGAACGCATCCTGGGAAGGTTTTTCTTGTTTTAATAGATGGAATAGATGTTTGAACACCAAATAAAAAGGCGCCAAGAGTCAAATATAAAATAGTACTGTTATAAATGGCGATATAAGAAGGCAACTTTTTACCCTTTTTGGCCTCGGCTTCTACGCGCTTTTTATGGTCTTCTTCGGAAATAAGCGCTCCGGCAAAAATTGTGTCAGATGCAATTTTAATCATGAAATCTTTTTGGTCATCAATGTTAATTCCCATATTTTCAGATAATGCGGAAATCACATTGGACATCATTTTTGTTTCAGGTGTAGTGTATTTCTTTATGACAGGTTTTAAAGATGAGTTCACCATTGCATCGCCGGCGTCTTGCTCCATAACCTCGCGCGTTTTTACTTTATAACCTTCTTCATAACCCTCATCAACATCAAAATCGCGAGGACAAATAATGTACCCACTGTGTTCATCAACCCAAGAATCGCCGTCATCACTCAATTTGCCGCTTTGTTTAATGATTTCATCCATTCTTCTAATATAATTGTCATTGTCCTCAAGCCAACATGCTGCTAATGAATATATAAAACTAGGCAACAACTTGACGTTGGTTTTAAGACAATATCTCCAGTATCTTCCATGTTCATCAGAATCAGATTCGGTGTCATTTGCTTCTCTCGTAAAGCGAACTGCGAATTTGACTATGTCTTGTTGTCTCTTAGTCAGATTTGCTTGTCCTAATATTAAGTCTCTCAATTTGGTGTATGGAGATACAACTATATCTTTATCAAAATCTCCTGCTTCAACTCCAATTTTGTATTGTTGTGCATTGTATTTATAAGCGTTTATGTGTTGCATTTGATAAAGTTTATCTATAATGCTTAAACTGTATTCAAAATTTTGGGTTAGCAACTCTTTCAATTTATCTTTTGACAATTCATATTTTTTATCAAATTGACCAACGATTTCTTTTAACACATTCTCAGTAATATGTTTTTTATTTAAATCTTGCGTTTCGCAAAGCGCCTTATATTTTTTATCAACTTCAATGCAATCTTTTTGAAACTCGCATAACAAATTCTGGTTTGCTGTTACAGTTTTTTCATCAATCGTTTTATCTGTGGCCCATCTATTATTGCTGCGTTTAAAATAAACAATTTTGTCTTCTGCATTATCATAAACCATGGCAAAATCTCCATCAACAACTCGTTTCATACCATTAATTAAAGTTTCGGCTAGACGAGGAGCGTCTTTGGTGGAAATCTTGTTTTTGCTAATCAACTTTTGCACTAAGAACTCGTAAAATTGCTCAGGAGCCATAGCAATTTGCTCTTTTTGATAATCATCCAACATTCCATACATTGTGTCGTCAAACTTCTTATCAAAATAAGTAATCTTATCATTGTCTACAGCCACTTCTTCTAAGGTTTTATACTGCTTTGCAATTACAATATTTAAGCATTTGTTATCCTTTTCTGAATTTTTAATCTCTTCGTCCAATTCGTCTTTATCTTTTTCAATATTCTCAATAATAGAACCAATGTTTTCCGGTAACATAGTGCCAATGTTAGCAAGTGCCAACGCGTTGTCAAACACGTGTGAAAAATCGGTAATTTTCATTCTCCAAAGAAGTTCCGAGTTTGTTAGTTTCAAATCGTTGGGATCATAGTCATATGAATCAACAAAAACCTCATTATTTATTTTTCTATCAGTTATTAAAGAGAGAATATAATTTGCAGATGGTCTGTATCCTGTATTTGCTAATTTTTTTTTTAATAAAGAGAATTCTCGCTCATTCTCTTTAAATTTCTTGTTATACTCTGAAATTTTATCTTGCAAGAATGCCTCAATGTCTTTGTATTGCATAAATGTTAAATCATGTATATAAATTAAAAATGGTTCCAAATATCCAACTACGTCGTGCACTGACAATTTGCCATTAATATATTTCTTCATTAAATTGAATAAAACGCGCGTTTTGGGAACAATTTTTTGAAGAAACTCTTTATAAATTTCATAATTTGTAAGCCCTTCCATTTTTTCATTTTTAACCAAAGTGTAATTTTTAATGTTGTTCACAAACTTTTTTTCTGAAAATTCCAGGTCTGTTTCAAAATCATCAACGGTCACTTTATTAACGCGCGCATCGTCATTTAATAATTGCCAAAAGTTAATAAATGTGTTGTTTAAGTTGGCTTTATCAAGAATATTAGTATCTGGCAAGTTAATGTGAGAGAAACGAATTACTGGTTCTGGAAGCGTTAAAATTGATCTAAGTTCTAATACATCTGGTTTTGTTATATTAACACGATGTGAAATCATTTTACTGCTTGTAATTTGAGTTGCGTCTAATCTATTTACCCCCAAGTTATAACGTTGAATAACAAATTTCTTAGTTTTAATAATGTCATTCTCTGCAATGGATGAGTAAAAATCTCCCAAGTTATCAATAATTGCGTTAACGTCGTTCAAAATTGATATATCACTTATAATGTCAATTGTGGTTTCAGGATCTGTTTGTTGAAATGGTGTCAAGTAAGGGTTTAGCTCCGATATTAAGTTAAAATACTTGTTTTGGTCTGACGGAGTGTCATTAGATTTGTATCTGTCAAAAATTGTTTTCATTTCATCAACATCTTGATCTATAGTCAACGGAACAATGTCCGCGCTTTCTGATGTGTCTTCTTTTGAGCTAATATTATAAACTTTTTTAACATTTTTTGCAACAGGAAGAAGCCAAAATAACAAGTTTTTAAATGTAGTCAAATTTTTAACCAATGGCTTCCATGAAACTGTTTTTGTAATTGGTCCAATAACGTTCCCATACTCGTCTAGTTCAGAAAATTCTAATCGCAATTGTTTAAACCTTTCAATCATTGTATGGATGTTATTCAACACAGCTCCAGTTCTTTGAACATTTGGCACGTTGGATAATAATTCATTTAATAAATCGTCGGTTTGAGAATGAATGTTAAACCGCTGTTGAGAAGCTTCAACTTCAACATATTGCGTTATAGCTTCTAATTCTTCACCAATTTTAATTTCATCTGCCCTTACAATAAATTCGCGAACAGTATCTTTGATGTCTTGAACAGGCAAATTATAAACTGTGTCAGCATTTTCTCTCTTATCTTCTTCGCTAGAATCTGCGAGCGAAGCTATTGATTCGTCAACAGAATCACTGCTTTCAGGTAATCCTAAGCTGTCTTTTGC